ATTAACTATTAACTATTAACTATTAACTATTAACTATTAAATAATAAACTATTAAACTATTAAATAATTAATAATCTTATTAATAAATTATTATAAAAAAATAAAATATTATTAAACTAATAAAAAAAGAAATTTATTTTTTTAATTTGATAAATAATTAAGAATCTACTAATAAATTTAAACTATTAAACTAATAAATAATAAATAATAAATAATAAATAATAAATAATAAATAATAAATAATAAATAATAAATAATAAATAATAAATAATAAATTATTATAAAAAGAAATTATATAATTTAATCTAAATCATCAATTTTATCTTCTTTAGATTCTGGTTCTGTTTCAGGTGGTTTTTGAGCAAACATACTTGGATCAAAATTAGGTGGCATTTCCATATTACCTTGAAGTTTCATTAAAAGTGGTTGAATTTTATCTACTAGTTCTTTTCTCTTATTTTTATATTCATCTACTGTTGCTTTTGTATTTTCTTCAAACCATTTTAATCCTTCTTCTACTATTGGATCAATTTCTGCTTTAACTTCATCAAAATTAGGAGGTGCTCCTTCTGCTTTTGTAGATAATGAATTTTTAACTCCATATAAATAATTCTCTAAATCATTTTTACTTTCAATAATTTCTTTTTGAATTTCATCCTCTTTCTTGAATTTTTCTGCCGTTTTAATCATTTCATCAATTTGTTCTTGTGATAGTCTTCCTTTATCATTTGTAATTTTAATGTTATTTGTTTTTCCTGTACTTTCTTCTTTAGCTGTTACTTCTAGAATACCATTAGCATCTACTGATAAATCAATTGTAATTTTAGGTTGTCCTCTAGGCATAGGTGGAATACCACTTAAATTAAATGATCCTAGTAGATTATTATCTTTAACTAAGGCTCTCTCTCCTTCATAAATTTTAATATCTACTGCTGGTTGATTATCTGAATATGTTGAAAATGTCTGTGATTTTTTAGTTGGAATTGTTGTATTTCTTTCAATGATTTTTGTCATTACTCCACCTGATGTTTCAATACCAAGTGAGAGAGGAGCTACATCTAAAAGTAAAAGATCATTGGTTTTTGAATTATTTCCTCCAGATAAAATAGCAGCCTGAATAGCAGCACCCATCGCAACAGCTTCATCTGGATTTAGTGATTTATTTAGTGGTTTACCATTAAAATATGCTGACAACATTTCTTGAATTTTAGGAATTCTAGTAGTTCCACCAACTAATACAATTTCATCAATATCATTTTTTGACAATTTAGCATCACTTAGAACTCTAGCCAACGGTTCCATTGATCTTTGGAAAAAACTATCAGCCAATTGTTCAAATTTAGCTCTACTTAGTACTGTAGAATAATCAATTCCATCAATTAATGATTCTACTTCAATTGTAGTAGAAGTTGCTGTAGATAAATTCTTTTTTGCCTTTTCAGCAGCAATGTTTAGTCGTTTTAGTGATCTCGCATTTGATTTAACATCTTTCTTAAATTTCTTTTTAATATCATCACATAAATAATCAACAATAAGATTATCAAGATCTGAACCTCCAAGATGAGTATCTCCTGCTGTTGCTTTTACTTCAAAAATACCTCCATCAATTGTAAGAATAGAAATATCATGTGTACCACCACCTTCATCAAAAATTAAAATATTCATTTCTTTCTCTGATTTTTTATCAAGACCATAAGCAAGTGCTGCGGCTGTAGGTTCATTAATAACTCTTTCAGGAATCATACCAGCAATAATACAAGCATCTTTTGTTGCTTGTCTTTGACTATCATTAAAATAAGCAGGAACCGTTACTACAATTCTTTTTACAGGATGACCAAGATATGCTTCTGCTGTTTCTTTAAGTCGTGAAATAATCATTGCTGAAATTTCTTCAGGATATAGTTTTTTCTTTTCATCTTTATATTCAACACTTACATATGGTTTATCATTACTATCACCTTCTACCTCAAATGACCATAGTTTTTTATCATCTTGAACAATTTTATCACTATATTTTCTACCAATTAGACGTTTAATATCATATAATGTTGTTTTTGGATACATTGTAGCAATATTTTTAGCAGCATCACCTACTAATTTTTCTTCATCTGTAAATGTAACATATGATGGAATAGTTCGTGATCCTGTTTGAAAATCAGGTATTACTTCAACACGGTCATTAATATATAAACAACAACATGAATTTGTTGTACCGATATCAGCACCTAAAATCACAGTATCTTCTTTAGACATATATTATTATTTTTTAATAAATAATAATCGTAAATCTTTAAATATATTTTTAAAAATATATAATTATAGAAAATGGAAGAAATATCTATAAATTTTTTTAAAAATTTACATGATTCTGATTTTTATTCTGATAAAATTAAACATTTATATATATCAGGAGATATTGATTCTTCTAAAATAGATAAATTAATTGAAGATATAAGAAATATTAATATAGAACCAAATCCTAAACCAATATTAATTCATATTAGTTCTATGGGCGGTATTCTTCAAGATGGTTTAAAATTATTAACTATATTTAAAATAAGTAATGTTCCTATAGCAACAATTGTAGATAATTATTGTTTTTCTATAGCTACTCTATTATTAATTAATAGTCCTTATAGAATTATGAATAAATATTCATATTGTTTATTACATGAATATAGAATAACAGGATATTTAAATGATGGAAGACAAAATATAATAAATTATATAAATAAAATAGATACTTATTTTAAAAATATTATTAATTTATATTTAAAAAAAACTTTATTTAAAAAAGAAGAATTACATGATTTATTAGAACATAATCTATTATTAGATTCTACCTATTGTTTAAAAAAAGGTATTATTGATAGAATTATTGATTATAATAGTATAAATAATGAAAATATTAATATTAATATTTTAAAATTATTAAATAGTTCTACTAATATTAATAATTTACTTATTTCTTGTAATATGAAAAATGAAGAAATTGATAATAATATTAATAAAATAAATACTAAATATCCAACTATTATTTATACTACTTTTAATAATTGTACTAATATAGAAGATAAAAATGATGATGACAATAAACAAAATATGAATATGATATTAAATTCTTTTAATCTAATACCAAAAATAAAAAGAATTAATAGTTATAAATATGGTATTATTGATGTTCCAATAAGTATTGAAAATTTACTTCCAATTTTACATTGTAATAAAATTATAATGTATTCACATTGTTATATTATATGTAATTTATTATATTCATTTTATAATTATAGTATATTATTAGATGATAATATTAAAAATACAAAACTTATTTTAAAAAAAATTAAAGAAATTCTAAAAAATAAATCTAAAATGACAAATGAATATATTAATAATATTGATAAAAAATTTATGATTATAGATGCTAATAAAGCTAAAGAATTAGGATTATGTCATCAAATTATCAATATTTAATCTATATCACTCAATTCACTCAATTCACTTATTTCACTTAGATTATCATCATTAATATTTGTTAATGATAATGTTTTAAATTTATTATATAATTCTAAACCTTTATCTAAAATATCAATATTATATTTTTTAAATATTTTATTATTTATATTTAATAAAATTATAAATTTATAATAATCATCGCCTTTATTTTTATATTTAAGAAGTATATCATTAAAATAACTTGGATATATTATATTTCCTATTAATATAAAATTAATTATTATATTATTTTTTATTGCTAATAAATTATACCAAATATTACGAATATAACTCATTTTATTTTTTAACTATAACATATATTTAAATATTTAAATAAAAAATGATAATTATTATTATTATTTTTATTAATGGATGATATTAGATTATTTATTAAAAAAATTGTTCCTAAAGACAGTACTAAATTATCAATTAAATATAATGATAATTATACAACTTATAAATATAAATATTATGATAATTTATTAATTTTTAATGAATATTTTCCTATTGATTATGAAGAAGATAATAAAATTGAATTAATTATTGGAAAAAATAAATATGATAATTATAATGATATTCAATTAATTTTATTTGAATTATTTGATTATAAAACAATTGAATATATTGATATTTATTTACAAAAAAAAAATAATATTTATATTGAAGATATTTATGATGACTATTATGATGATATTAATGATAAATTAATATGTACTAGATTATTAAAATTAAAAAATAATACACAATCATTTAAATTAAAATTTATTATTTTAAATAAAACAGATATTAAATTATATTATAAAAATGATATTATATGTGATTTTGATAATATCTTAAAAAAAATAGATGAAATTATTAGTTTAAATTAATAAATTATTTAAATCTGTTTTTCTTATTTCTTCTTTATGTGTTGTAAATATATTTGTTATATATTTATAAGCATCTTCTATTTGTGAAAATGAAACACCTCCTGTAATTAATACACTACCACTTTCAAATATAGCAACAGTTATTTTTTTACAATTTTTATTACCATCTCCACTACCTTTTCCAAAACAATAATCTGAACAAATACATAATCCATCTTGTGTTTCTTTACATTTATTCCAGAAAAATTCTAATTTGACTCCATGATATTTACCTGGTTCAAAACTACATTTATTATTATATAATTCACTTATTAATAATTTATGTAATACTTTTCTTCTAATTAAAAATTTTTCTGTATGATTAATATCACCATATGTTTTAAAATCTGTATTTATCATTCTAATATGAAAATTATAAAAGCCTATTTTATTTATAAAATCATCAGTATTTGATATTTCAGGTTTTAATTCATATATTCTTTTTATTTCTTTAATAATTTGTTGAACAATTGTCTCTACATTATTTTCATCTTTTACTCCTGTTAATTGAATATTACCATTTTTAAATATCTTCAAATTAGGATAATTATCACTTTTATATAATACTGTTACTTGATTATCAAATGATGTTTTTTTTGTTACCGAACTTTTTACATTTCTCTTTTTTTTAGGATATTCACCCCTTTTATTATCCTTATCCATAATTTTAGGATAATATATCCAAACAAAATTTGATTTATCTCCTATCATAAAATTTTCATATAATGTAATTAAATCAATATTTATTCCTATATCAACATTACATGTAATTGTACTTACTTTATATGGAGTAAAATAAATATCTGTCATTTCTTTAAATTAATTTAATTACGATATATAAAGAATTATAATCTTTAAATCATTTTTTTTTATTTAAATAAGAAGTATTTATGATTTCACTAGTAGAACATATAGAAATCATAGGAGGAATATTAAGAATATATGTTTTATCTGTATTAATATGAGCTTCTCTGAATTCTTCTATTGTTAAATTACCGCCAAACATTTTTAATAAATATCTACAAGGTGCTGGTCTAATAATATTATTAATTCCAAATCTTCTTGCTATCATTTGTATCCAACTATTAATTTCCCATACTTTATCACTTCCTGAATTTGTTGAAAAATTATAAGCATTAGCACATTGTAGAGAACAAAATGAACCTAATGTATAAAATGTATCATTTATAGTATCATAATTATAAGGCATACCATAATTATTATCTATTGAATGACAACACCAATAACAACACGAAATATTTTTATTAAAAGTATTTGTTTGATAATATTCATTTTCACATGATATATTTTCAGAATCATTTGTAAAATAACATGTATTTTCATATGGTGTCGGTTCAATTATTTTAGCATCACTGATATTATTAATAATATTATAAACTTTATTTTGAGATATAGGTAATTGAACAATTATATCTTCTTCATTATTTTCATTATCTTTAATCATTGAATCTATTATATTTTTTTTATTTTGTTTTTTTATAACAACATCGGATACTACCTTTTTTCGTGGCATTTATAATTATTAATGATTATTCATTTTCTTCTTAAATATTATAATAAATTTTTTAAATATTCTAGACTATTTTTTATATAATTTATCATATCATCTTCTTCTTTATTATTGTCAACACCTTTAATTGATTTAATATCATGTTTAACATCTTTTAATATATTTATACCATATAATATTGTAATAATTAATAATACTATCATTATAAATAATGTCAAATCCATATTTTATTATTATTTATAAATATAAAAATAATTAAGCATATTTAATTCCAACATTCCCGCCAATATACTCTAATACATTATAACTTTTTACAAAATATCTTATTAAATAATCATAATTATAAATATTTTTATTAAATTTTATTAATTTATTATTTATTATATCATTATTTGCCGGTTTCACGTATACATATAAATAAGTTTTTACATTTGCCCCATTATAACTACCAGATGGTTGCCATTTTTCAGGATATAAACCAAATGAATATATATATATACCTCTTTTTGGTATTGTTGAATGATATTGATATGGTTGTATTTTTCCAAAGAAATTTTCAGGTTTATCTTCCATTATATTTTTATCATTAAAATATATATTAGCCATTGATATTATTGGATTATTTATATTTTCAGGAATATTATTTGTAAAATTAAAATTATCATTATATTTATTATAATCACTTCTTCTCAATATCCACATTATTTCTTTTGTATGATGATTTGCTCCCATTAATTCAATTGTTGTTCGTAAATTATTTCCTGATATTAATGTTTCAAAATTTGATATAAATATTCTTTCTAATAATACACTTTTAACAGGTGATATCATCATTAATCCTCTCTCATAATTATCTAAATATACAAATGTTCCTTCAATTCTTGCTTTTAAATCTTTATTTGAATTTCTAATAAAATCATTTATATTTATAGATTTTTCATTTGAATATAATTCATTATAATATTTTGGACTAATATATAAATTTAATTCTTTAGAATATACTTGATATAAATTTTCTATATCCTCTATTTCTATTTCTATATATATATCTTTTCTATTTTGAAGTCTAGCTAATAATATAGATAATGATGGATGTCTTGTAAAATTAAAACTTAATGGTATTATTACTTCTCTACTAGATATTGATGGTTTTATATTATCAGGAATTATATATGGATATCTCATTGTTTCAAAACGATTATTATTTATTTTAATAACAGGAATTGGTATAGATGGATTATACATTTCTTCTATATTTCCAGTAATATCATCATAATTATCTTTAATTAATAAAGATAATTCATTTGATAATAATAAATATTCACCTGATATATTATCAACAATTGTTGATCCAATATAAAATACAGCTCTTTTAATTAATAATGTTCCAAAATTTTTTATCCATCTAAATCTATAATTATCTGTTGAATATATTTCAGGTATTGTATATATAAAATATAAATTTGACAATAAATCTCCTATATTAGGATCTATACTACATCTATAACGATTATTTATTCCATCTATATTTATAGTCTTATCAAAATCTAATAATTTTGTTTCTAACGCAAATTTAGTATGTCTTTTATAAGCAAATAAATAATAACTTATATTTGGATTAATAGTAATAAAACTATCAAGACTTCCTGATGTAGCTAATTGTATTAGTCCAGCAACCATTTAATAAATATTTTTATAATTATTAATAATCTGATAAAATTTAAATAGATTCTACTGGAAGATCTTTATTATTAACATTATACATATCTAAATTAATCTTCTTTCCAATAACTATATCTTTATTTACAGCAGCATTATTTTTAATAATTATATCTGCTAATTCATTCTTAAATCCTTTATTATATAATACAAGTATTTCATCCATAGATAAAGCATAATTAAAATATGATAAATCAGCTATTTTTAAAGGAATATCTTTTGTAATATCATCAGATTCTGTTAATTCAACTATTTCATTATTACCATCACTATCTTTATTAACAGATCCTAAATAATCATTTCTTCCCGAATCCTTAAAATGACTTTTAGGATTTATATATAAATTACCTATATTTTTTTTCATCACAGTAGATACTCTAACCGGATTATTATCATTTATAATATCATTATTATAGGTTGAACGATCAGCTATTAATGTTCCATTAAAATAAACTTTACAATTTGTTCTATTTTGAAATAAAATATCTTCATTACTAGGACTTTCTTGCATAACAATTGTTATCATATTATATACCTTATTATACATATTGGTGTCAATGTTTTTTATGCCTAATTTATTTTTATTATTATCATAAACATTTGCTGCTGTACAATTCATAGGTGTAGCAGTAGAATTGAATGTATCAGGTGTATTTAAATTATTATATTCAATAATTAGTTCTTTACCATTATTATCAAGTTTAACTAATGGATTTTTTACAAGAATATATTTTTTAGGCTTTAAATCTGCTCCTAATGTATCGCATGAATAATTAAACTGTTTATATGGTATTAATTGTCTAATACCTCTATAAAATAATACTATATAATTAGCCTTACCTTCTTTAGTAGCATCACCAGTATCTTTTGTTGTAAAAATATTACTTTTATTTTTATCATTTATGTTAAAATATAACCAAAAATTATATGAATATTCAGCACCACCATTTTGATTTATTGATGGATTTAAATCAAAATAATAAGGATTTAATTTATTAACGGTTTCAACTCTAATTCCTGATCTATCAAAAGAATATACTCCTGTAAATATTTTTGTTTCTTTTTTATTTGTATTCATAATATTAAGAGATTTAATGTATTCATTATCATATATTGAATAAGCAATAAAAGCCATTATTAATATTAAGAATAAACCCAATATTATCTGTATAATAGTGTTTAACATTTCTATTTTAATTATATATATTATAATTTATAAATTGGACTTCTAATTCCATACATACCTAATCCTAATTTAGCCATAAATCCACCAATTGGTCCTGAATAATAATCATCAAATACATCTTTTTGATTTAATTCATAATTAAATGTAGTAAATTTAGATATTAATCCGGAAAAACCATTACCATTTGTTAAATCGTTTGGAGCACCGCCAATAGTTAATACATTACTAATATTTAAATCCATTTTTGTTAAATCCTTTTTAGTACTAGCATTTGAAATATATCTATCAATTTCATTAGTACTCGTAGTATTTACTAAATCTCCATCAATATAAGCATAAATATAATTTTTATAAGAATTAGCATTACATACAATTGCTACATGAACCCATCGTTGTAATGGAATATACGGTATTGTTATACCTGTCTTCATAATAGTATCAAGATTTCCTTCTGTAATATTAGTATATGTATTAGCATCAGTTGTACCTATTGATCCAATTCGTACATACATACGATTTTGAGTCTTATCTAAAAATATATATGGAGAGCATTTATCATATATGGTTTCATCTACATTTTTAGACATACATAATACCCGTTTATACATATTACTATATTTATTCATATCATGTATATATATCCAAAAACTAAAACTACGTCTTTCACCATTTCCAGTAGGCTCATATTCAAATTTAAATGTTTTTTTTTCAGTACCAATAACGGGAACTTTAGTATCTTCAGATATTTCTTTAATTTGTAAAAATAATTTAGTAGTAATTATTTTATATAAAAACCATCCTACTAAAAAACAAAATCCAACAACTGCTATTAATCCAAAATATATATAATTATTTTTAAAATAATCACCATATTGATCTTTTATTGTACTAGTTGCGTCTGTTATAACATTATTACCAGAATTTATAGCTTCAGTAAAACTACTAAATGGATTATTTGATGGCGTAGTATTTTCCATAATATATTCTATATCTAATAATAATAAATAAATTTTCTTCTAAATTAAATTTTTGCTATAATATATTTTCCTTTTTCTAAATCATTAATATATTGTTTATGTAATTTAATAGTCTCTTCAATATTCTTCATAATAACCGAATTATCATTAAATTCTTTTTTAACTATTTTAATAAAATCATTAAATACATTTATATTTTTAATTTTATCATCAATTATTTTTTTTAACATATTCACTTTATTTAATAAATGTTCACCGACTTTATCTTTTAAAATTGAAGATTTTAATGATTTATATTCATCTAATAAATCATTTGCTCTAATAGTTATTTTTTTAGGATTTCTGAATTTTAACCAATTATTTAAATAATTTAATTCTTTTAACATATAAGTCTTTGTTTTAATTATATTATCTTCGCTCATTATTATTTTAATTATAATAAATTAATAATTAAATTTTTTACTCACAATAGATAAATGATAATTACCTATATTATTTAAAGAAAAATTTGATTTATATGAATTTTTATTATTTTTTTTTTGTAATGATAAATAACTTAACATTTTAGTAAAATTATTATTTACTATTTCTTTTTTATTTTTAATTGAAAAATCATATAATCCATAAGTACTTGATATAAATACATCTATACCTATTTCATTATTATTAAACATTAATACATCAAAATAACAAAAATTTTTTATAAATTTTTTATAAAAATCTTCTTTTAATTTTTTATTTCCTTTTCTATTATTTAAAACTTCACTTATTAAATTTTCATGAAAATTTAATGGAATTATCCATTGTTCTTTTAATATAATTTCTTTAAATTTATTTCTATTAAAATTATTTCCATATAAATCATCTATAATTAATAATTCATCATTATTATTATAATTTATATTTTTTACTATTTTAATAGCAGTTGCTATATTATATTCTGATTTTATAATAATATCAATAGATTCATTTAATGAAATATTATTATTATATGAATATAAAATATTAAAATATTCAATTTCTGATAATTTTGGAATTTGATATATTTTACATTTTTTTTTAATTTCTCCTATTTTTTTTACTAATTCATTATTTATTATACATATTATAGGTATATGTTTTAATTTATTTGTATTATTATTAATAAAATTAAATAATGTTAAATTTATAGTATTATCAAATGCCATTAATATATCAAAATCATCTATAATTATTATTTTTTTTTGATTATTATTTGTTAATATTTGTAATAATGATGATATATATGATTTATATAATAAATCATATAATTGTATAGATGATGAACAATTTGTAGAATTAATATTAACTATAAATAAATCTAATTCTTTAGAAATAGTATTAATTAAATGTGATTTACCTGTTCCGGAATATCCTGATATAAAAATACATGAATTAAATGATAATTTATTATAATTATAAGATGTTTTTATCCATTCTTTTATCATTTATTTATAACATAATTTTTATTCTTTAATTATTAATAATAATAATAGATATAAATAATATGATATAATTGCTATAAAAGGATATATAAAATCAAGTGATAATAATTTATTATTTTTATCAAATAAAATAGGAGGTTTAATTATAAATATAATTAAAATAATTAAAATATAAAATAATATAGGTATTAGTATCATAATTAATTATATATTCTATAAATTAAATATAATTTATAAATTATAGAGAATGTTTATTATTAAAATAATTTTTATTATTGTAATAATTATTATTTTTTTGATTGTTATAACTAAACAAATAGAATATTTTACTGATAAAAATTATATTAATAATAATATTTATAATACAAATTTTAATAAATTATATTCTTGTTTACCTTATGATATAAAAGTTAAAAATGAAAAATTAAGTATATATGATTATGATAATAGTGAATTAAATGAAAAATTTGCTATAATTTATAAATTAAATAATATAGAAAAACAAATTAAATTATTAGAAGGTATTAATTGGAGTTGTTGGAAATTACCTAATGATATTTCTTATTTATCTTCTTTAAGAACATATTATGATAATATTATTAATAAATTTGAAGAAGGTTTAAATAATGATATTTTTAAATTAGAAAATAATGATAATTTTAAAATTATTGATAAAACATTAAATAGATATAAAAAAAATATTGATGATGGTAATATGTATATTCTTGATATAGATGTAATAATATATAGAAATAATAAACCATTAGCACGTCATATTAAAATTATAGCTATTTCTACACCATTAAAACATTATTTTATTTTAATAAAAGTTATTGGTGTAATACCTCAAAATGATTTATTAAAATCTAATGTAATTTCAGCATCTTTAAATAATAATTATGTAGAATTTATACCTGAAAGAATAATATTATACGATAATAATGATTATATTTTTGATTTAGATGAAAAAAGAAGTAATTCTGAAGTATCTTATAATATTTATAATAAATTACTTAAGGATTTGACATCATAAAAAAATAATAATGTCATATTTTGAATATACTTTTACAGGTGAAGTAGACAGTAATCTAGAGGAAAAAACAGAATTTTTAGTTAAAAGTGTATATGAGAATAATGCGCCATATTATTTAGTTAAATATTACGATACTGTTATTAATGATAATAAAAAAGAAAGAACATTTATTCTAACATCTGCTTTAAATATTAAAGATTATATTCATAATAATATTTTTAATAATTGTAAAATGAATGTTGAAGTATATTTTAAACAACGTATTTATTAAATGGTAAATTTAATCCATTCTTCTTTAATTTGATTAATTATTTTTATAATTTCTCTACAATTATAAACAAAGAAATCATAAAATTCATTTTCATCATTAGAAGTTAATGTAAATCTAACTAGTAATTCACTAATTAAAGGATGGGGACAGATATAACCAACAAATAAACATTTTTTATTTTTAGTTCGTATATAATTATTATGAATAATAGATTGAATTAAATTACCTAATGTATCATCTTCATTTAAAATTTTAAATTCAAATGAATTATCACAATTTGCTACTTTATTAATTTCAATTTCTTTTGCTAAAAGTTTAATAATTAAACTTTCTAATTTTTCATTAATAATTTCTAATGCTTTTTTAAATAAATATTTATAAGAAAGAGCATTTATTGATTCAATTTGAAAATTAATTTTTGTTGGTTCACCAAAATCATCTTTAAAATAACTTCTTTCTTTATCTAATACATTATCTTTTTTATCTGCTTCATTACTATCAATTTCATAAAAGAAATTTGATAGAGATACTGGAGAAAAACTAGCATTTAATTTACCAGTTCTTTTAATGGCTTTTGCTTTAATATGAAAATGTTCATTACCTCGTAATCTAGTTATTAGTATTTTATTTTTAGAGATATTATTATTAGGAAAAATATGATCAAGTTCATTTTTAGATAATTTTTTATCTTTATAAGTTCCTATAAAATCTCCTGTTGTAATATTAATAATTTCATTTGTTTTATTTTCAATATTTAATTCAAATTCATAATCATTATCATTATATTCTTCTGTAATTTCTTCTGATATATATAATGGAATTAATCCAATTCTATGTATCATAAATTCATTATGTAAAGGACCAGTATTAACAATAATTTCAATAGTTGAATCTTCATCTTTATCTTCACCATAAAATCCTACAACAGGAATTTCAGTTAGAATAATTCTTCTAATAGTATTACTAATACTTAAATCTACATTAGAGATAGTAAATGAGTGTTTATTAGCTTTATTATCAAAAACATAATTACTAAACATTTATTTCTTATTTATTTTATTAACTATAATTTTTTATGTCATTTTTTTATTTTTTAATTTATCATTAATAAAATAAATGATTTTATTTTATAGTTTATCTTGTCAACATTGTTCAATATTATTAGAAACTATTAAAAAACATGATACAAAAAAAACCATTAAATTAGTTTGTATAGATTCAAAAATAAATATTTTAAAAAATAAAATTACTAATGTTCCTGCTTTAATGTTTATTCCATCAAAAGAAATTATTTATGGTAAAGCTGTATTTGATTATCTACTCCTTCCTAATAGAGGTTATTTATTTACAAATAATAATACAAGAGAAAAAACTAATACTACTAATAGTGATAATTCTTCTATTAATTCACCTATTCCCTTAAATAAAGAAATAATACCAGATGAACCGTCTGCTTTTAGTTTAGGTAGTGTATTAACAGATAATTTTAGTAATATAGATGATGATAATATAAATTCAATGAATATAAATAATGATAAAATTTATAAATGGGATTTAGTTGATACTAATAATAATACTAATAATTTAGAAGAAGAATATAAAGCAATGGCGGCTAAATCAGATAGTAGAAAATTACCATCATTAGAAGAATTAACAAAAGAAAGAGATAGCATATTTAAAAATTTAAAATAAAAATTATTTAAGGATATATATTTATATTCTTTATATAAAGAATACAAGTTTATATGAGTTCATCTATTGTTATTTTTAATCAATATTATTATGATTTATTTACAAAAGTAAGAAATATTGCCAAAAAACATAAAGATAATAGTACAACCGCAAATAGAGTATTAACTAGTATGAAGGAACATTATAAGGAATTTGATAAAACATCAGATGAATATCTTAATTATTTAAAAGAACAATGTAATGAAGATTTTTGGAAGGGTTATTTAGAATTATCTAAAGAAGATAGTGATGAATGGCTTAAAAATGATAATGTAAAAGATATTAAACTATTTAAAGAAATTTCTATTGCTGATATTTCAAAATTACTAAGAGACAATTTCTTATGTCATCATTATTTAAGTACTTTTTATATTTTTAAAAATGATATGAGTGATGATAGTGCTAATACTATACTTAAAATTCTACAAACATTTGATGATAAAGTTGAATTAGATAATGAAGAATTTAAAAAGATTATTGATCGTTTAAATACTATGAAATCTGATAAAGTTAATACAGATACAAGTTATGATGCTATGGAAAATCTGAAAGATACTACAATTGGTAAAATTGCTAAAGAAATTATCCAAGATGTTGATATTAATAAGTTAAAAGATACTATTAGTAATAATGATGGTGATATTTTTAAAGCATTAGCAAGTCAAGAAAGTGGATTAGGAGAATTATTTAGTACGGTAGGTTCAAAAGTTTCTGATAAAATTTCATCAGGTGAATTAAACCAAGATGCTATAATGAAAGATGCTATGAAATTTGCTTCAATGATTCCATCAATGTTTGGAAATCAACAAAATAATGATAATGGCAGTTTTAATATGGCTGATATGATGAAAATGATGAGTGCTATGAATATGGGACAACATGGTGGTAAAAAAACAAAAACAGCTGTAAATAAACAAGGGCTAAGAAATTTAGCAAAAAGAGAGGAATTAAGAAAGAAATTAAAAAAATAAATTAATATTTTTCTTTTTATTGTAGTTATTATAATAGAATAATGATAACTCTTTTTAATTCTTATAATAATATAACATTTAAACAAAAATTATTAATTATAGCAAATTTTATATTATTTGTAGCATTTATTTCAACATTAATTTTTAGAAATATTGGTTTTATGTTATTTGCTATTATTATTTTAATATTTCTTTATTATATTTATTTATTTAATAAAAATAATAAAAATAAATATTTAGAAAAATTAAATATAAATAATATTGGAATAATTGATAATAATTATTGTGTAAAACCATCTAGAGATAATCCTTTTATGAATCCTAATATTTTTAATAATACAAATAATATAAAATGTTGTAATATTGAAGATGTTAATGTAATAAATGATATTAATAATTATTTTAAAACACCTGTATATAAAGATGTAACTGATATTTATGAAAGAAATTTTTCAGAACGTCAATTTTATTCAGTTCCAGCTACTACTATTCCAAATGATCAAGAATCATTTAGTAAATGGTTATATTTTAGAAAACCTACATGTAAAGAAAATAATGGAGAACAATGTTATAATAATATTATGTAATTTATTATTAGATTATGACTAATACCTATTTTGATTATCAAAATAATATGTGTAGTGATAGTTGTTGGCAAGATTATAAAAATTATCAAAATGATAAAATTGTTAATTATAATACTTATGAAAAATCTACTCAATTATTAGATTGTAAATTTCCGGATGTTAGAGTTCCTCAATTTATGTATGATCATCCTAATTTAAGAGGTAGACCTGGTTATGGTTTATCTGATTCTTGTTTAATTGATAATTATAATGATCTTATTAAAAATGATAATTTAGTTACACGTGATAGATGTAGAATTCAATTATCTAGAAGAATTTTTACTGATGCTCCACAATTAAAAGGATGTAGTGGTGATACATCAAAAGAATTAGATATATTATCTGGTTCAGATACAACTTCTGGTATTTGTAGAAAATCATTAATGGAATTACAATTAAAACAACCTGTACCATTAGTAGATTGTTTGAAAGATATTCAAAATCCAAATAATATTGTTCCTATATGGACAAATGGAGGAGAAGATACTCGTTCATATATAAATAGACAAAATTTTAATAGAAACAATTTTTAAATAAAAATATTAATATTTATTTATAATAGAATTATGAGTTTCAATAGAACAAAATATGATACATGTTCTTATAAAATAGATTTACAAACAAGTGTTGATACATTAGGACATATTCTTTCTCCATATAGATATGAACATAAAGATAAATGTATACATGAATTAGGTTTTGTTGGAGGCACTGCTGTTTCTCATATACAAGGTAATTTAGTTGATTTAGATAGCGAATTAAGAGGACAAACAAGAATATTATCTAAATGTTATAATAATTTATATACTCCATCTGAAAATAATGTAGTAAATAATGATAAAACTATGCCTATCAATACAAATATGAATCATTTACCAAGTTGTCAATCAATAATGTATCGTTCAGTTCCATTACCACCTCCTATTAAAATACATAATTGTTAAGTTTTTTTTATTTTTATTCTATTAGAATTAGAATAAATAATGTTTAATCCTAATGATACTAGATTAAAATATGATAATAGTTCTTATCAAGAAGAATTAACGAGAACTATTTATCCTGGTATTTATCAATTAAATTCTCCATATAATGATTGTTCTGATTGTAATCAATATTTACCAAATGATCCATTTGTTAGATACCAAAATTATGGTCATAATTTATGTAGTATGTCTAAAGCAATAGATGATAATAGCGAATTATCAGGATTAAATTATAAAAATTCTAAATGTAATAATGATGCTTATGCTCCTAATTCATATATATCATCAGGTTGTACTGTAAAAACTAATACTGATATCAGAAAATGTAATACTCCTACTGAAAGTTGTAGATTATCTAATCCACCATGTACTTTAAAAGAAACAGGTATTAATCGTTTTGATCCTTTATGTTGGAATCCTCAAGATAAAGCAATTGAAAGTTTTGATAGAATAGGTATAAATTATAGAATGGTTGCCAAAGATAATCATGTACCATTAATAGAGAATCCAGAAAATTTTGATAAATTTTTTCCTAAAAATATTTCTGCCAATAATGAAAATGATCTTAAACAATGGTCTACTATAAATCAAAATAATATAAATTATGCTCCAGGATATTCATATAATAATCCTAATTATGTTTTAAATTGTAATAGAAATTTAGCTAGTTGTGTATAATTATTTTTATTTTCATTTATTATAGAAAATGGCAGAAGAAGAATTAGATGAAATAGAATATTATGAAATAGTATCTATTGATGAAATAATAAAATTAAATCCTAATTTTATTGCTTTTTCTAATGAAGAAATTTATAACTATCTTTTTAATTTTTTAAAATCAAAATCTAAAGCAGATAATTTTTTAAATTTATTTACTAGCATTATTGAACAAAAAAAAAATAAAATAAATACTAATAATTTTATAATTGTTGCTGATGCTAAAAGAAATAATTTTAAAGATATTGATGATGATGATAATGTTAATTTTGATATTCAAGATTTTATTACTACTATTAAAAATAGTAATAAAGAACCTATTAAAGAAGCATTAAAAAATAAAAATAAATTATGGTTTCCCCTTATTTATGATAATGAAAGTACTAAAATAAAATTTAATCCTTCTACTAGAATTAAAACAGTAATTGATTTAACAAATGAATATTCTAATGATAAATATATATTATTTAAAGATGATGAAAGAGATATTCCTATTTTAGGTGTTTATTATTATGAACCAGTTATATTAAATGATGATTATTTAAATCATAAAATAGCAAGTCATCTAATAATAAATAAAGATAAAATAAAATATGAATATAAACAATCATTTAATAATAAATCTTTTGATGAATTAATAAATAATTATAAAATTGATTTACCTTTAATTAAAATAGATAAAGATGAATATCATTATGGAAATATGAATTCTTTATTTAAAAAATTTAATACAGATTTAGATATAATTAAAATAGATGAATTTAATGAATTAAAAAAATATTTAGAATTATTAATAAAAGAAGAAGAATATTTACCAGCAAAATATACAAAAATAAATGGAATAAAATCAGTAAATATTAAAAATAATAGATTTTATTTTTTTGAATTTTTAAATAATTCAAAAAAATTATCTGAAATTACATTAACTTTTTCTAAAAAATTTGAAGAATTAATTAAAACATATACTGATGAAAAAACTAAAACAGAATATTTTCCTATTATAAATGATTTATCAAATCTTATTTATAATATTAAAGAAGATAATATTGATGAAATTATTAAAAATATAAAAGAAGTTAGAAAAAATTTATCAATTGATAATTCTGTTAATTTTATGAAAAATTCTTTAAATTTAGATTTAAATGAAATAAATACACTTTTTATAAAAATTGAACATAAATATAATATTCTTTTAAATACTTATAAAGATATTTTTAAAATTTCTTTTAGTTTTAAACAAGATGAAGCTGAAATTAAAAAAGGTAATGATATTAATGATTATCAAGGTACACCTGTAGTTATAAATGAATTTAAAAAAAATGCTGTTTATATTGATGAAAATGATGATATTAATGAATCAGAGAGCGATGATGAAGATAATATGAAAGATAAATATAATGAATTTAATAAATATTATCATAATCTTGAAAAAGGATATAGTGATGCTCTTAAAATAGTATTACCATTTATAAATAAAATGAATAAATTAAGTAAATTACCAATAAATTATGAATTATTAACAACACATCTTTTTAATATTTATCGTGGTATTCCAGATAAAGAAATTATTATAAAAAATACAATTAAAGGTGATTATAATGACAGTTATTATAAAGAATTAGCATCAAAAACAATTAAATATGTATTAACAAGTGATGATGAAGATATAAAAATAAAAGAAGCTAATATTGAATACATAAAAATAATTATTGATATGATTTATGAAGCAATATGTAAATGGGCTATTTTAACACAATATGATATATTATCAGATAATCTTTTATTTATTAGAGAAAAATGTTATTTAGGATGTATAGAATTATGGAATGAATACGGGGCACCTTATGATATGAGTAAAAAAGATGGAATTATTTATTATTTATTATGTATATTTAAAGAAGTTTTTAATGAAGAATTTTCAGAAAATGATACTAAATATTATAAAATAGATAAAGATTATAAAAATATTATATTTGAAAAATTAAATAAAAATTATGAAGAAGATATTTCTAATTTTAAAAAATTAGCCATAAAAAAAAAGAAAGAAAATAAAGGTTTAGAAACAGGTAAACATTTAATAGAAATTTTAAAAAAGAAAGATGATAAACTAAAAGATAAATTATTAAATTCATTTATTGAAGCATTAATATATATGCCATCATTTAAATATCAAAAAATTCATAAATATTTATTAGGTTGTTGTTTGGAACAAATAGATGAAAATTTTACAGCTGATACATTTATTATAAAAGAAAGAAAAGATATATTAAAAGCAAAAAAAATATTCGCCAATGAACGAGTATTAAATAAAAAAAGATATAAAAGATTTTTTATAGATAAACCTCATAAAGAACAAAAAATAATAGATTTTAAAGAAATTAGTAATTATATTAATTATGATAATATATATTCTGGAACATTAAATGATTGGTTTGAATCAATGAAATTAAATACTAATACAATTATAAATATTGAAAATATAAATATAATAAAATCTAGATTACGTGAAACTTATAATAATCATTATGATGGTTATTTACCTGTTATTTCTAAAAAATTATATGATATAATAAAAAATAAAAAATATAATTTTAATAATTATAAACAAATATTATTAGCAATTTCTCATATATTATATATTAATTTACAAAAAGATTCTTTAATATATATATCTAATATAAATGAAACTATAAAAGAATTAGATAAATTATCATCTATCATAACTGACGATAATATTACAGAAATTAATCAAATTATTACAATAATAGTTATAAGAGGTATGTGTTTACCAGCTTATCCAAATATAACAGATAAAAATATAAGATTAATACCAAAAAATGATAAAATCTCTAAAGAAATATTTTCAAAAATTATATCATCAATAGTTGAAAAAGTTATTAAAATTATAAATATAAGTATTATGCCTACACAAGAAGATCAATTAGATTATATTAATAAAATAAGAGAATCTAATAAAGATAAAATTATAGCAGCTTTAAATAAAAAAAGTAGAGAAGAAAAAGATATTATAAAAGAAATGAAAAAAATAGGTTTAAATATAAATGATGATGATGATAATGAATCTAAAGTTAATAAAGAAATTAAAGAATTAGATGATGACCAACCAGAAGATGATAATGAATATAATTTAGAAGAAGAAGATAATAAAGATGAAGATACTTTAGATACACAAGATTTTGGTTTTGTATATAGTTCTTAATTTATTATATTATTGTAGATTAAAATAATGGAATATATATTAAATGAACTACCATCAATGGATAATATTTATAATTCTGATTATTATAATAAAACAAGAGATTATGAAAGAAATTTAGCAAATAATTCTTATAAAAAATCTGAAAATCCATTTAAAACAGGTGTTGTTCCTTTACCAGCTTCAAGTGATATGTTTATGGATACAAAGGAATATAATGATATACCAGCAAAAAATATTAAAAGTTTAACAGGAAATAATATACCAATTGAAAATTTTAAACATGGAAATATGCAACCTTTTTTAAGAAAAGGTGTTACACAAAATTTAAATTTAGAAAATAATCAAAATTTTTTTGAAAAATTTGGATATAATGATTATAAAACAAAAAAAACAGAAGTTCAAAATTTTTTTGAACCTACTTCTGATAATAGTCTTATAAGAGGTATGAATAATAATAGTGATTTTTTAAGAGATAGAACTAATATTACAGATATTCAAAATAATTATAATCCTATTAAATCTATTAAAGTAGGTCCTGGTTTAAATAAAGGATATACTTCTGAAGGTAGTGGTGGTTTTCATCAAGCAGATACTCTTAATTATGCTAAACCTAGAGATATTGATGAATTAAGACCTAAATCAGATCAACGTAATACTATATTTGAAATTCCAATTCAAGCTCCAATGAAAAGTCTTATAGATAAACGTGGCGAAGTAACTCCATTTTCTAAAAATAGACCAGAAAGAGCCTATTCACAAACAGAAAATAACTGGTTTAAAGGATTATCATATTTAAAAAAAGATAGTGAAAGACCTATTGAAAATCTTAAAGATACTTCTAGAATAGGTACACATATTGATTATTATGGTTCTGGTAAAAATCAAATAGAACAATTTAATAATGATGATAATTATGGTAAAAATTCAATATTAGTATATGATACAGAAAAACATGAAATATCTAAAAAAGAAACTCCTATTGCTAATATTACTTCTGTATTTAAAGGTATGATTGCTCCTGTAACAGATGCTATTAAAATAACATTTAAAGAATATTTTATAGATAATCCTCGTTTATATGGTAATGCTATACCACAAAGTCCTGAAAAACAAACAACATATGATCCTGTAAATCATATAATGAAAACAACTGTTAAAGAAACAACAACAAATGATTCAGAAAATCTTAATTTAACTGGATCAAAAGAAACATATTCAGGATTATATGATGATATTAAAACTACAACAAAGGAAACAACTATTCATGATTCAGAAAATATTAATTTATCTGGATCAAAGGAAACTTATTCAGCATTATATGATAATACTAAAAAAACAACAAAAGAAACTTCATTATGTGAAAGTGATAAATTAAATTTAACTGGATCAGATGAAACATATTCATCACTTTATGATAATGCTAAAAAAACAACAAAAGAAACTTCAATATGTGAAAGTGATAAATTAAATTTAAGTGGATCAGATGAAACATATTCAGCATTATATGATAATACAAAAACAACAGTTAAAGAAACAACTATTCATGATACTGAAAATTTAAATTTAACAGGTTCAAAAGAAACATATTCAGATTTATATGATGATCAAAAAACAACAGTTAAAGAAACTTTAATACATGATAATTATGATGGTAATATTAAAGTTAGAGATATCGGATATTATAAAAATGGTATGAAAACCAAAACGACATTAAGACAGACATTACCAGAATATGATACTGCTAGAAATATAAATAATAAAACATATTATAGTACTTATACATATGATCCAAAAATAATAGCAAAAAGAACAGTTAAAGAAACAACTGTTTGTAATAATAATAATGAATATGGATATATATCAGGTATTATTAATAGTTTATTAGGAGGTTATATTAATAAAGAAGTTAATTTTAAAAATACACAAAGACAATATTCACATTGTCAATATAATGGTAGTCTTAAAAGTACTGTAACACATATACCAACAGATAGAGATGCTGATTATAATCAGGAAATTGATGGAACACGTGAATTAATACAAAATAATGCTGGTAAATATATACCAAAAGGAGCAGGAACATCAAAGGGTGTAGATAAAACAGATATTAATATACAAATAAATAAACAAATAGATATTCATGAATGTGCTGAACCTATAAGAAATCCTAATAAAATATATCAATCAAGACCAATACCTATAGAAAATGAAAATATTACTAGAGTTATTGAAAAAACTAATGCTTATAATGATAGATTAGATAGTTCTATATTATCATCATTAATAGAAAATCCAGATATAATTAAAATAAATCCAATAAGAGTTGATTGTGAAGCAATTTAATTTAAATAAAAATCACCAATATAATATTTATTTATTAAATAATCAAATATACTATCTTTTTCTGGTTTTTCTTGTAATAAATTTGTTAATAAATGATTAAAAATATAAGGAAATGTTAAAGATAATTTTCTTAAAAAATATTCATAATAATAATTATTATAACATTTACCAATTTTTATTTTATTTGTACCTATTAAATAATTTAATTTATATAAATCATCTCTATGACATATTTTATATTGTAAAGCATGTCTATTATCACCAAACTCATTAAAATATCCAGCATGTATTAAATCTGAATCAAATAATACACCAGTATTACCAAAACCTCTAATTGTATATACTCTATTCCATAAAAAAGGTGTTGATAGATGACTATTTGGAGCAATTGATAATAATTTTCCTGTATTATGATAAATAATATAAGTATAAACTGGATAAGTTGTATTGAATATATATTTACTAGAAGTTATATCACGATGAAATGTAGATATTGAACATCCTTTAATTTCATATATATAATCAATAAAAATATATCCTTCTGGTAAATATTTAAGAACTTCTTGTTTATTAAAAGGATTTGTTATAACAACAAAACCATCTTTTTCAATAGTTCTTAAATAAGATTGTGTATCTTCATTTTCATATAATAAATATAAAATATATATTATAAGAAGAATAAAAATTATTTTTAAAATCATAAAAAAATAATTATGTAAATATATAATTATTTTCTTAATATAAAACAATTCAAAATATAATTATTAATAATAATGCTATTAAATATAACATTAAAAATATTGAAGGATTTATTTTTATTAAATTTATAACATATAATAATTGATCATTATATTCATCTATTATAGTATCTCTTAGAGGTTCATGATGTCTTAATAACCATTTACATATTTTTTTTTTAACTAATAATGGATTTTTATTAAAATATTTATGTGTTTTTGGTATTGTTGTTGGTGTTTTAGATATTATATATATTCCTATAGAAAGTGTAGTAGGTTCTATCATTTTAGGATTAATAAATAACATTAATTGCTAATGTTATTATATATATAAAAATAATTAAGTCATTTTTTCATCAAAAATTAATTCAATAATATCATCTGTTAATTCTTTAATAGATGTTTTTAATTGTTTATTATAAAATTTAATTAATTCATCTTCAGTTGTTTCAATAAATTTATCTGTAATTTTTTTTCTATAATAAAAACAAGTTTTTCCCTTTTTTATTAATTTGTAAATTCTTGCTTTTTTATCTATTTCTAATATTTTTCCCTTATTTGTTTGTTTATATCCTATTATTCCTATTTCACCATTATGTTCTTTTTTATGACAATCATCACATATAGATACTAAATTATGTTTTTGATTTTTATTAAAATTAGAAAAATTACCATTTTTATCAGCATTTATTTGATAATTAATATGATGTGTTTCTATTGCTTTATTTTTTTTACAAATTTCACATATATCAATTATACATGATGAATTATAATTTGAAGATTTTGTATTTATTATAGTTTTTGTTAATCCAGATAATTCTTTTCTTATAATTTCAGCATTTTTCATAAAATTTAAAGGCATATCTAAAGATTTACATACATCAATACCATAAATATTTGATCCTTGACCTTTTTTTAATTTTCTTTCATATATTATTTTATCATCTTCTATTTCTATATGCATATGATATATATTCAAATTTTTATCTATATTTTCTTTTATTATTGATATATCTGTTAATTCATGTAAATGACTTGTAAATATAAATGATGCCTTTTTTTCTATTAATTCATTTATTGCCGCCGAAACTATTGAAATTCCAGATATTGCTTCAGTACCACAACAGATTTCATCTCCAATTATAAGACTATTATTATCAGCTCTTTGAAGAATATTTCTTAATTCTGTCATTTCTACTACGAAACTACTCATTCCTTTATAAATATTATCATTTCCACATATTCTAGTCATTATATGAGAATAAGGATAATATATAAAAGAAGTTGATGGAACATACATACCAGATTGTGCCATTATTATAGATAATCCAATAGCTTTCATAAATGAACTCTTACCTGATGAATTAATACCATATAATAATATACCATTTTGATTTAAATAAATATCATTACCAATATATTCAATATCTTTAATTAATCTTTCTATAATTGGATGTCTTAAATTTTCAGCTTTAATAAATGAATTTGAAACAGATGAATCTAATAATGGTTTATAATAACAATAATCAATAGCATTACGAGCATTACATGTATAAATATCAAGTTCTGATAATTTTTTTATAATATCATCTAGTTTTTTTTTATTTTTATTAATAAAATTTTCAAGAAATATTAAATATTCTTTAATTATAAGTAATTGTATTTCATTTTGAGTATTTTCTATAATTTTAGATGCATCATTTATTTCTTTTGATGTTATTTTATATGTAGTATTATTTGTCATTAATTTTTTATCAAATTTACACATATAATTTTTATCTTTTTTATAAGCATTTTCATATCTTTTTTTAGTAATTAATATAAAATATCCTTCTCTATCATTAGAATCTAATTTACATGACGTATCATCAATATTACTAATATAATTAACAAAATTATTTAATATTTCTAAATTATTATTATAAATATCATTTAATTTATCTATATCTTCATTATAACCTTTAATAAAAATATTCGTTTTTATTTCATTTAAATTATATTTAGTTGTTTCTTCTAATTGTAATATTTTTAATTCATCTAATATTTCTTTAATTTTATTAATTTCATCTATTTCATTTATATGTTTAAATGCTTCTATTCCATTTTCAAGTGAATTTATAATAGAATTCCATTCATATGGATGAAGTTTTTTTAATAATATTTTTCTTTTTACTCTTTCTAAATCAATAATACCATTTAAATTTTTGTATATTTTTTTATAAATATCATCTTTTAATAATTCTTCTATTTTATTATATCTATATATTAACTCTTCTTTATTATTAATAGGATTTAATAATCTTTCTTTAAAACTTCTATTACCAAATGCTGTAGAACATCTATTTAAAATATCTAATAAAGGTTTTTCATTATCATTATTACTAATAATATTTAATTGTAAAGCACTATTATATTCAATAGTTAAATTTTTTGAATTTTCAATTAATTCTGGAATATTAAGTTCTTTAATTATATCAGTATTATGTTCATACGCAAATTGTAATAAACAACAAAAACTAATTCTACCAATATTATATTTTTCTAAATTTAAATATTCAATAATAGATAACATTGTATTATTTTCATAAGCTTTTTCTAAAATTTTATTTTGAAAATCTATTTTTTTAATATAAGAAAGTAATTCATAATTATTAAATTTTTTATGAATTAAAGAATTTATACCTGAAAAAATATTTAAAATTTGATTCTTATAATAATCATTAATATCTTCTGATATTAATAATATTTCACTGGGATTATATATTGATAATATTCTATAACATTCATCTAATGTTAACTGTTTATCATTATTTGTTGAACCATTTTCATATATAAAACATTTTCCTGTTGTTAAATCAACCCCACTAATACCAACTATTAATAAATCATTTATAATTTCAAAATAAAAAATAATAATATAATTACTCTTTTTTGAAAGAATATTAATATTAGTAGAAGGACTTATAATTTCTGTTATTTTTCTTTCAGGGTTTGGTGGTTGAGATATTTGTTCAATTAAAACTATTGTAAAATTATTTTGAAGTAATATTTGAATAAATTTATTTAATACATATAATGGAAATCCTGCCATTAAAGGATTATTTTTTGAAACTTCTTTAATTGTTTTATTTTTTCTAGATATTTGAATATTACATATATCACTTATTTTATATAAAAATGAACAATTTTCAACTATTGAATATAATTCAAAAAATGATCCTACTTGCATCAATATTATAGTCATTTCACCATATTTTTTTGAATATTCTTCTTGATATTTAAGATAATCATCTATAATCATTATTTTTAACAGTCATTTATAATTATTTAATAATTTCTTATATATATTTACATCATGAGTATCTAGTAAAACAGATAAAAATATTTAATATAAATTTGTATTCATTATTTTTGAATATTTGAAAATAATGATTAAATTTATAATTACGACATATATTGTGATGGTATCAACTACTTTTGAAGAGAACACTTTCTTTAGCAATTTATTGAATGAATATAATAATGATGAAGAAGAGCTTCATTTTAATGAATTATTTGATAATTATTATTTTAGAATGATTAGAAATCAAAATATTCATGAAGTATTTACATACTTCTTTCAAGATACTGAAGTGGACGAATCAATGTTATATACATTATTATATTATATGTCATTTGATTATATTAATGATCATAACATGAGCGAAGCTGATACTGATATATCGGATATTGAAGACATTTTTTAAATAAATTTGTATTATTTTTTTTGAATTATTTAAAAAAATGATTTTAGAATACTCATAAACTTATTATGCCATATAAAGATATGACATCAACCACTTTTGACGAAACAACATTTATTAATACCATTGTTAAAGAATATTATGAAAATACTGAAAAAAGTTTATATTCAATAGTTGAAGAAAATTATCAAAGAATTATTGGATTTAATTCTACTACTGAAAAAACAATTCAAGATTATTATAATTCTGTTACAATGTTTCAATGTGCTGAAATAAAAAGTGAATCATTGTTTTCTATACTCTATAATAAAATTGAACAAACAATTGATGATAGTGATGATGATACAGATACTGAATAATTAAAACCTAAAAAAAATAATAACAAATTTCATTTATGATTTTTGTTATTTTAATCTAAAATATGTAATGATCACTATAGTATAAATAAAAACTGATTATTTTATTTTTATTTAAATTATATGTTACTCGTATCATTTTTAGAAATAATAATGAAATATTTTATAGTTTATATAATACAATTATTATTATACAAATTGATTATTAAAATACTTAGTATTATTTCTAAAAATAATAAAAATTATTTTAATGATGATTGTTCAATATGTCTTGAACCACTAAATAGTAATATTTTTACAACTAAATGTAATCATATTTTTCATAATAAATGTATTGAAGATTTGAAAAATAATAATCATTATAAATGTCCATTATGTCGTAATAATTTATATTAAGGATTTAATATATTATGATTGTTATCATCATTATTTGGATTTTCTGAATAATTATCATCATTAAAGTCATATGGGTTTATAGATGTATCAGTTATTTCTCTATTATAAAAACTATTCATAATTTTATATTTTCTATTAAAAGATGGAAGTTTAATGATAGAAATATCTAAATAATTATTATATTCTGATGACATTTATAATAATAATATAATATATATTCATTTTTTATTTATATTTATATTTATTAAATTAGTTTTTATAAATAGACAATATATAATAAAATGTTTACATTAAAATATAAAGGCGAAGATTTAAAAATATCTGATTTTAATTTATTTGTAATTAGTGATATAACATTTTCTTTAATTATATTTATATGGTATTTATTATATAAATATGAATTATTTACATATTTTAATCCTCTATTTGCTTTAATATTAACATTTATTCAAAATATAATATTAATTATATTTTTATTTTATAAAAAAAAATTAAATTTATCTAATTCTTTTAAATATTTTATTGTATTAATTGTTTTAAAAATTATACCTATATTATCATTTTATCCTAATAAATTTAAAATACATTTAAGAGATATTTTTTTTATTTTTTATTTATATGCTTTTTATATTATATTATTAATTATTTTAGCAGAATTTTTTAATTTTAAATATGATATAAAAAAAATAATTATAGCTGATTTTAGTGGAGAAAATTATGATAAAACACCCCAAAATAAAATTTATGATTTAACATATGATAGTTTAGTAACAGTCCTTTTTAGTAATAATAATTCAAATAAATAATCCCACAATTATAATCATCATGAATCCACAAATTACTCCAATAGTAAATTCATTTCTTTGTTGTTTAATACATTCATTTCTAATATTTTTAAATTCAGTAAAATTTTCAATATTGCTACAATCATTACTAGAAATAATACAATTATAAGATTCCGTATTATTTGTTTTTGACAATGCTTTTTTGTTACAATAATTCATGATATTTTTATTTAAATTTCTCATATAATTTTTCGTATTATAATTTCTACAATCTACTGTAATTGCTGTAATAATAATAATGACAACAATTAATACATATTTGGACATACTTATGATGTTAAAAATAATAATATTAAATAATCATTTTTTTATAAATATATATTTATTTTATTAAATATATATATTTAATCAATATCACTATTAGATGAAATTGAAATAGAATCACTACTAGAATTATCAGAATTAAATGGATCTAATCCAATTTCAAAATTATCTTGTATTTTTGAAATAACTTCAGGATTTATTTCTTCTTTAACATTTAAATCAACTGTTTTAGATTTAAAATAAGATCCAATATTTATATTTGAAGAATATAATAAATAAGAAGCTATAGTTGTTACAATATAAATAATACCAAATAATAAACAATTATTTATAGTAAATAAAGAATAAGTATTTTGATTATAATCATCAAATTCATTTTCATAAGAAATTTTTCTATATTCTATTATTTGAATTATACCAAATATAATAATAGTTATTATTAAAGATATAATATAATATTCCATTTTATTCTAATTTATATCTTTAATAATAACAATAATAAATATACGCATATAAGATATAAATATTATTATAAAATAAAGTTAATAATGAAATTAGAAATTAAAAAATTTGACCCTTCAATTATTAAACCAGATTCCGTAGTAATGATGTGTGGACGTAGAAATTCTGGTAAAAGTTATTGTTTAAGAAATATATTATCATATCATAATAATATTCCATGTGGTGTAGTAATTTCACCAACAGAACAAGCAAATCAATTTTTTCAAAAATTTGTTCCTAATTTCTTAATATATGATGAATATCATCCAGATATTATAAAAAATTTTTTAAATAGACAAATAAAAATAAATAAACAAAGAAATGATCAAATAAAAAAATATGGAACTAGTGATATAGATCCTAGAGCATTTTTAATATTAGATGATTGTTTATATGATAAAAGTTGGCAAAATGATAAAAATATTAGATGTATATTTATGAACGGAAGACATTATAATATATTTTTTTTAATTACTATGCAATATTGTTTAGGTTTGCCACCAATATTAAGAGCAAATATGGATTATGTATTTATTTTTAATAATAATACTATAAAAGAAAGAGAAAAATTATATAATCATTATGCAGGATTTTTTAATGATTTTCATACATTTTGTAAAGTAATGGATAATTGTACAACTGATTATTCGTGTTTAGTTATAGATAATAAAACACAAACTAATAAAATAGATGATCAAGTTAAATGGTATAAGGCTAGAGATGTAGGAGAATTTAGATTATGTTCTCCTGAATTATGGAATTTATGTGCTATAGAAAATGAAAAAAAAGAAAATAAATTATTTTATGATGATGAAGAAGAAAATGAAGAACCATATGATCCTAGTGTATTTGTAAAAAATAAAAATAAAGTAAATGTTAATGTTAAAAAGAAAAATTAATTTATAATATAGATAATGTATGATATTATAATAATAGGTTCAGGAGTTTCTGGATTAGCATTTGCTAATTATTCTATAGACGCAGATTATAATCAAAAAATATTAATAATAGAAAAAGATAATACAATAGGAGGATGTCATAAAGTAAATAGAAAAAAATATAAAGAAGAATATTATTTTTGCGAACATGGACCTAGAATTTATATAAATAATTATGTAAATTTTATTAAAATATTAAAATCTATGAATTTAAATTTTTATGATTTATTTTCAAAATCATATTCTTTTTTTAATGTATCTAATAAATTATTATTTGAAACAAATATTTTTTCATTTACAGAACTTTTATATATTATAAGAGATTTTATATTTGTTATTTTTGTTAATGATCATGGAATAGATATTTCAATGAAAACTTATATGATAAATAATAATTTTTCACAAAATACTATTGATAAAATTGATATAATGTGTAGAAGTTTTGATGGTGGTGGATGTGATAAAATATCATTAAATCAATTTATTAATATAACTATTCAAACATTATTATATTCGGTTTATATACCTAAAATTCCTAATGATGAAGGGTTATTTAAATATTGGAAAAAATATTTAGAAATAAATCATGTAAATTTTATAATTAATAATGGAGTAAAAGATATAATCGCAAATAAAAATATTATAGAAAAAATAATATTAACTAATGGTGAAGAATTAAAAGCTAAAAAATTTATATTTGCTATTCCACCAGAAAATTTACAACAATTATTAGAAAAATCAGATTTAAAAAATTCTTTTGGTGATTTTAAAGAATTTACTGATTATTCAAATATTACTAAATATAATGAATATATATCTATTACATTTCATTGGAATAGTATATTAAAAGATTTAATTAATGATATAGATACATTTAATATAAAAACAGAATGGGGTTTAATTACTACAAATATGAGTAAACATATGAAATTTAAAGAATATAATTCTAAAACAGTTATTAGTTGTGCTGTAATATATACTGATATTAAATCTAGTTATATTAATAAATCGGCAAATGAATGTAAAGATCCAGAAGAATTAAAGAATGAAATTTTTAGACAATTAAGATTTATATATAAAAATATACCAGAAGAATCTCTTTATTTTATAAATAATTATTATGATAATAATAAATGGATATCAAATGAAAAATCATATATAAAAGTTCCAAAATATGATTATATTAATTTTGTAAGTCCATATTATAAAAATTTATATACATTAGGAACACATAATGGAAAACATAAAGTATCATTTACATGTGTAGAATCTGCTATAAGTAATTCAATAAAATTAGCTAATATTATATATAATAAAAAAAATAAAATAAAAAGATGTTTTGATATACGTGATTTAATTATCGTTATATTATCTATAATTATCTTATTATTAATAATCAGATATAATTATAATGGATGATAATAATAAGAAAATGTTAAATATGATTTCATTTAATGATGATGATTCTCCTAAAATAGATCCTGTACATAATAATAAGGATTTTAAAACAATTAATATATTATCTACAGATAATGAAAGTGAAGATGAAATTAATGTATGTAAACCAACAGCTGATTTAGTAAATATAGTAATAGATGAAAATAATAAAAATATAGTACCTTTAAATAATAAAATAGATAATTTATTATTAATAATAAAAAATAATAAAAAAAAAATTATTAATAATTTATATATAATATCTTCAAAATATGATACATTATATTATAGATATAATAATATTTCTTTAGCGATTTTAATATTATCAACTATAATAACATTTGTAGAAGCAATAAGATTAACAATAATTAATTATGATACAACATATAAAAATTCAAAAATATCTGAATTTATCTCAACAGAAACAATATCATTAATAATTAATATATTATCATTATCTATAAGTACAATATTAACAGTATTAAGTTCAATTGCTAAATTTAAGAATTATAAAGAAAATATGGATAAATTAAAAAATATACATGATACATTATTTAGTTATAAAAATTTATATGATAAACAAAAAGATTTAATTAAATTCTTTAAAAATTCTAATGAATTAAATGAAGAAGTATATAAAGAAATTCATAAAACGATAGAATGTTATAATAAAGATATTAAAGCAATTAGTATATTTGAAAATATAAGAAATACAGATATAATTAAATTTAATAAAATTAAAGCAGCACATGATATTAAATTAGAAAAAATATTAAAACATAGAGAAGTAAGATTATTAGAAATAAATACTCTTGCAAAAAATAAAAAAGAAAATATTGGAAATGAACAACCACAATGTTGTACTAATTTAATGCCTTTGTAATTATTTTTATAATCTTATTTGTTTAATTAGAATAAGCTAAACCACCCATACCTGATAAAATACGAAGAACATTATAATTAACAGTGTATATATATATATCTCCTGCTACCTTTGAAGAAACTGATAAAATAGCAGTATCAATACGTGACATATTTAAAGTTCCAGATGGTTGATGATCTTCCGGTTTTATAGCAAATGAATAAACATTAATACCACGATGGAATACGTCAGGAGAATTTTCATGATGCTGATATGGTTGAACTAATCCAAAATAATTACCATCACGTTCAGCAAAACGATCATTACCATTTAATTGTATTTTAGCTTTTGATATAGGATTTTCTCCTAAATATACATTATTATCAGCATTACGAGTACTAAAATTAGTCCAATATAAATCAGCATTAGGACTTGCTGCGACAGTTGGCTTAACAACCCATACTAATTCTTTACAAGGATGATTAAAATTCATACGAATACTCTTCATAGTATTTACATTACCAGTAATACTATCACTTCCTGTAAATTGTAATTGTTCAATTAAATATTCATGTGATAATTGAGCAAATCGGCGTCTTTCATCTGTATCTAAGAAAATATAATCAACCCATAATGATACATCATTTAAAGCAATGTTAGTTAAAGCAGTAGACGCTCCTCCTAAAGCACTATTTTTATAACCAGTAGTAGTATCTATAGTTCCATCCTTTTTAGACATTCTGAAAGCTTTATCTGAATAATTATCACTCTTATCTATAACTTTAGCAGCATTTTCAAATTCAATACTAATTTTAACTTCATGATATTGTAAGGCAATTAATGGTAAAGCTAAACCTACATTACGACAGAACCAGAATTCAAGAGGAACATTTACAGTATATGATTGTTGAGCACCAAGATAAATAGAATGATTATATTTATCACCACCAACCATTAAATAATAACCATCACGTTTTCCAGCTGTTAATGATAATTCATTCCATATATATAACCATTCAGCATAATGTTTATCAATACGTTGACCACCAATTTCAAGTTCAATAGTTTTTAATAATTTAAGACCAAAATAAGGAACTAAAGCAAAACCATTATTTTCAATATTGGTAGCAGCATTAGAAGAATTATTAGTAAATCTAGCTCGTAAATAAACACGATTTATTAAATCACCATTACGAGTTATTTGACATGTAACACGATTACCAAAATTAGCACTACCATTAAAAGTTTGTTCTATTGCTTCTATAGCAAAATTAGTATGACGACGATAAGCTACTTTAAAAAAAGTAATTTGAGGATTACCTGTTAAATAAACATCTTGAGCGCCATAAGCAACAAGTTGAAGAAGACCACCACCCATTTATGCTATATTCTTTATACTATAATAGGAGAAAAAAAAAGAACAATTAA